CTAAAGTTATTTATTTACCACCACCAACAACCACATCAATCTTTGATAATCCTAGATCAAATAACTTATCCAAAACTCACAATAGAATTCTTCATATTGGTGGAAAGAAAGCTGCTAGAGATAGAAATGGTACAGAGTCTGTGCTGGAAATGATGACAAAATCCAAAGCTGATTTTGAGCTAGTAATTAAAACACAAACAGATCTAAATATTAAAGTTAAAGATTCAAGAATAACTATTGATACTGATAACGTTAAAAACAGAGAAGATCTTTATTCTGGTTATGATGCTATGATCTTGCCAAGAAGGTATGCTGGATTATGCTTACCAATGAATGAAGCATTGATTAGTGGACTACCTGTATTTATGACAGATATATCTCCTAATAACCTTATTCTTCCAAGTCAATGGCTTATCCCCTCAGAAAAAATAGGATCATTTAAAACTAAAACAATGGTTGATCTTTATTCTCCAAACCTAGATAAGTTTGCTAGTATTATTGATGATTATGTTGAGAACTCTGATAAGATAAATAGTAAACAACAGGCTATTGATTTAGGGTTTAGTCATTTCTCTGTTGAAAACCTTAAAGATAAATACCTAGAAATAATAAACGGGTAACAAAAAAGCCAGCCTATCTCTAGACTGGCTAATCTGTAAGTAGAGACTACTTCTTTGGAGCTGCTGCCTTCTTAGCAACTCGCTTTGCAGGTGCCTTAGCAGCCTTTAAAGCCTCTTCTACGGCCTTAGCATCTGGTAGTACACCAAAAGCCTTGTCGTTTGGATTAATTGCTCTGATTGCCACTGGCGCTAGTGCTGCTACTAGAGCAGTCCATAGATCCTTTGGATCTGTCACTCCTGCCATATATAGGGCAAGGCCTGATGCCAGGACTGATCTTCCGTATGAGGCAAGTAGTGCCTTTAGTTGTGTTGTATTCATTATTCCTCCTAGGATATAACTCGTGTTAGTATTGTGAAGCCAATCCAAAGACCAATAATTCCTGCGACTCCCGCAAAAACTGGTGGTGCTGGTACTGGCAATTTGAATGCAGCAAACACGATCCCGCATCCAAAACCTGTTAGTGTTGATAGTAAAACATCTTTCATTTAAAAGTTCTCCGATTTTAATTCATTATAATGTTTATCACAAAGATCTAGTATTCTGGTTTCATTGTTAGTCCAGATCTTAGTAGACTCTTCTTTACATTTTTCTTCTTCACAAATTTGAAATGCAGAAAGCATTAGTTTTCTTGGATCTTTTAAATTAAACATCTTGATCCTTTGGTAATATATTCTTTAATTCTTTATATGAAACAGAAATCTTTTTTAACAGTTCGTTGTTTGGTCCTGCAACTACATCACCATATTTTTCAAAATATTCAATAGATGGATCAACCTCAGCAACAAACTTATTTAAAGCAGACTGAACATTTTCTATATATTCAAATGCCCAATCTCTTGATTCAGAAATAAAATTTAAAAAACTTTCTTGATGAATTTCTTCATCAGTCTTTATATCTTTACCAGATTGGATGGTATCAATGTACTCTTGTAAAATAAACTTATCAATAATAGTTTTTGTTAATATATTATTTGCTTTTATCAAAGCACTTAGTGTTGCAGTATATGCAACAGCAAAAGAAACAGATAAGATACTTAGTATAACAATCGCAATTTTCATTTTAAAGCTTCCCTAGTCACTAAAACAATTGCACCCTCTAGTTCTAGAGCGTGTTTTAATTGAACCACATATTGTAGTGCAGCAATCTTTTCATCATGTACTAAATTAACAAACTTTCTTTCATCTAACTTTATTGTTAGGAAGTGTTCGTTGTCAATCAAGTCTACCTTAAATCCTTTTGGAGGTGTTACTTGATGAAAGGCTCTACGCATTTCATTTGTATACATTTTTTAATCCGTTGTCATTTTCTGCCACATGTCTGCCCAATCATGTTTTGATTTATGATTATTAAACTCTCTTGAAATTTCTCCATTTTCTAAGTATACACCACCCCAGACACCCCACTCTTTACCTGAAATGCCAACAGCAAAGCATTGCTTAGTCATTGGACATGCTGTACATACTCCATCAATCTTTAATCTATTACTTACATTATCTTCATACTCTTCAAAAAATAAGTTAGTATCAAAATCACGACATGGAGCATCGTCTTTCCATAAATGCTGCTTCATGTTTACACCTTGTACTTACTTGGAATCTCCCACCCCATACGATTAGGAACAAAAGCAGTCTTTATGAACCACTGATTATTAATTCTCACACCGTTAACATCTGTTCTAGCAATGTTTGTCTTTTTAAGTTCTAGAACATCCCAACCATCCCATTTTAATTCACGGTTGTTGGCAACAATTTTTTCCATCATATTAAGATCTTGTACTAACATACTGCTCCCCTTTAGTGTCTGAAGATTCCCACTTCGACATTGTTTAATTCTGCAACCTCAAATAGTTTTGAAGTTGGTTGCTTTGGATTACTTAAGAATGCAAAATAGTTTATGTAAGATATATTTTCTTCTACCCAATTTGTTGGAGCTTTGTAAAATTTAATCTTACGACCTCTTGCCTTCATGCCTCTTTCTGAGAGATTAGAAAATTCAGAAACAAATGCGTGGACCTTTGCTGGCCCAACTGAATATATTGTAAATTCTGTATCTTCTTTTCTCATGCTCGATAAGGCAACGCTCATTGCACGAAGAAAGACTTGATAATCATCAAAGTCGTTCGTTCCCTGAACTACCACTATCATTTGCATCTCTTCCCTGTAAGTTGTCTAATATAAACAACATTTTATCAATATCTTTTTTAGACATATCTTTGGTATTAATAGGCTCTGCTGTTTCCAACATAACCTGTCCATCTTCGGCTTTAGCAATAAAGAATGTATTATCGGAAACCCAATAAGCTTCTTCATCTATAACTAAAACATTAATCTTATCTTTACTATTACGCTTTTCTGATTGCGTAAGAGGTTTTTCTTTATCTTCTAAAGGATAAGAAAAAAATCTTTTCATTACTTTATGTAGATCACTTTGTCTATATAAAACCTGAGCATATTTTTTTCTTTTTCTTTTAGCTATTAAATTAATTATAGCCCATGATGATAGCAATGTCAAGCCTATAACTACAAAATATAGCATGCTACCCCTTGTTAAAACTAAATGAACTTCCTGACCAAAACTTCTTTTCACGTTCTACGATTGCTCTAGACCATGCAAATCCTGCATCCCCGCCCCAAGCATCCCACATAATTCTGCCGTTAGAAGGAAACTCTGGACCATCATAAAATCCTTTACCCTTTTTATCTACTTCATGACGTGAAAAAAATGAATACATTCTCTTAACAGTACTAAGAGACATAGCAGATCCATTTACAATATCTGTTGCTCTACCCCAGCCTACAGGAGTACCTGCTCCAGTTGCTTTTCCATCTTCTTTCCATTTTAAAGCACGTCTTGCTGCTGCCTTCATGCCAGCATTTGGAGAATAAGTATCAGCCATTATTTTGAAAATCCTCTTGGATCAAACAAACTACCAGTCCAAACACTACTCTTGCTAACTGAGTCAGACTTATATGTGCCACCTCTGCGCTTATACTCTTGAACTACCCAAGCATTTGCAACTGCAGAAGGATATACATCAAACTTATCTTTAGCTGCTTGAACAACTCTTGCGTAAAGTTGTGGGTCGGCAGGGTTTGATCCACCTCTGCGTGGCTTAATCATATCTTGATAATTAGGTTTTTTTGCTTTTTCCATTTCGTCCTCCGAATCGCTTAGCTTGCTAACTGGAACGCAATTAGGAACCATGCGTCCATCTTTATCTTTCATCCCACGTTGGGTATATCCTACCCAACAAGCTTTTGTCATGTTATCCCACTTATCTTCATCTTCATTATCTGAATGATAAGACTTACCCATTTGTGAATCATACATTGCCATAGAGACTTCTGAGTCCATCTCTTCGTTTTCATCTTCCATAGTATGATTGTTTATGTCTGCAATTTTTGCATCTTTGTACATCATTCCAATGCTGTAGGCAGTTGGTTCCCACTTGCCATCATCTTCTTTGTAGATTCTAACAGCCATTGCTGGGTTATCTGGGGGCATTGATTCAATCGCATACTCTGTTCCAGGAACACCATAGGTTCCACCTTCAATCATTATATGCTCTACAACTCCATGAATCATCCCTTCGGATGTCATGCCCATAACAAAGTTGCCTTCTTTTATCATATACCGATTATATCAGACTTTACTTTAAAAGTAGTCTTTTAACTTCCGTCAATGCCCAAGATTCCTGTTTGGATAGTTGGGATACAGCTTCTTTATTAAAGGCTTTTTTAGATACCTTAACCACTGGATCTTCTTCTAAAAAGTTAATATCTACAAACCCTTTTTCCCATAAATTTAGGATATCTTTATTAACAAAACGAATGTGCTCCTCATACAACTCTGGCATTACATCCTTCATTTTTGGAGTAATGGTATATAGGAACTCTCCAGTTTCGGCATCTAATGCTCCTATTTCTAAAGCTCCCTCTAGAATAAGCATTGATATAATCTCGTCTTCTTTATTCGCCATAGTTAATCAGTTCCTCTAATTGCTCTCTTGTCTGTGCGCCAGTAGTTCTGTGCACCTCTGTGTTATCCTTCATTACAATAAAAGTTGGTACAGACTTAACACCAAAATCTTGTGTCATTTCCATTTCAATGTCTACATCAATAATATAAAACCTTGTTTCGGTTTGATCATAATTAAGATCTTCTACAATTGGCCTAGTCTTTTTACAAGGACCACACCACTCTGCTGTAAAGTAGAGGACGGTATTCATTTACCAGACTTTTCTCGTGCCTTCTTTAAGGCATTAAAGTCTTTTACTTTGGTATCTCCAAGGTATCCCCATGCATATCCATCATTAATCATCATGTCATTAAGAGATACTGTGTTTCCGTTTACGTATACCCAGCCTAAAATGCGACCATACTTTTCAGATGAATCCATCTTCTCAGTCTTAATAACCACAGACTTAGCATCTTTCAAAGACTTCTTTAGGTACTCCTTGGCTTCTAGACCAAGTGCCTTCTCAGCAAGATCCTTTGTGCGAGACTCAGGGGTATCAATACCAGCCAATCTTACACGGGATGCAAATAGAATATCAAACCCTAAATCAATAAGAACGTCAATAGTATCTCCATCTACTACATTCTCTACTTTTTTTACATAGTATTCATACATTAGTAGTCTTTACCTTTCGACTTGTTCTCAATAAGCTTATCTCGTTCATCAACTATGGTAATCATAAATGACATCATTTTTGCGTACCCTTCAGGATTATTTATAATTTTATTATAATGGTGACCACAAAAAGTTAAATCTCCATTTAATCCAGTTACTCTAACTAAGGCTTCTGCTGCACAAGAATCACATCTGTCAATAGGACTTAATAACCACTCTTTTTCAACAACATCATCTGTAATCATTGTGTTCATAGTATACCGCTACTTTCTGTTGTCAGTAGAATAAAATCCACTACCGTTGAATACTGCTCCTACATTAGAGTATACACGTTCCAGTGGTAGATTGCAAGTTTCACAATCATACCCTGGATCGTCTTCTTTAATTGAACGAACTTTTAAAACAGTGTTTGGACATGCTCCAGTGCATCTATATTCGTACGCTGGCATTATTTTATCTTTTTTCCAAACTTTGCCCAAACTCTTTCGTGTAAGAAATATCCTAGAGCTTCCCAACCAATATAGATCAAGGCTCCAAGACTTGCATATTCCCATTCACCAGTAAAAATATAGATAACTCCAGCAACACCAACAAGGTGAAAGGTTTCCCAACTTGCTGTCTTAAGTAGTGTTCTCTTTGTTGAGTCCATTTACTTTGTTTTCTTAACTACTGGCTTCTTTACTGCTGCCTTTTTTGCTACTGGCAATGAAGGAGTTGTTGATTCGGCAATCTTGTTTAGCAGTGGAGCATTTTCTTCACCAGTGTAAACTGGACGACCCCAACCAACTACAGCGTTTACTAACTTCTTTTTGTTATTCTTTACATAACCACGAGTTTTTTCTACACACATTCCGCCATTGCGTTGGTCTCCCTTTGCAGTTCCTGAAGTGTTTCCTTCAATGACTTGGATTGTCCCATCGCCATTATTTTTAATACAAAGGCCAACATGTGAAATACGATTTACACCATCTTCTGGAAAATCAAAATAGATCCAGTCTCCTGCTTGTGGATCATCATTACGTGCATCTGACCAACGACCTTCTTTTTTAAACCAATCTGATGCTGCTACTGTTGACGCAGACTTAGGAAACTTTGCAACTCCTGCTGTGAACGCACACCACGAAACAAACGACTGGCACCAAGGCTGAAAGTTTACTTTAATCCATGCACCATACTTTGTTTCATTGTCTCTTGGACCTTCAATAGTTCCAATTTGCTTTTGTGCAACCCCAATGATTGCTTCCAACGATCCTTTTACTGCCATTTTTTTTGCCCCCTTTATTGGCTAATACATATAAGTATACACTATGCTGATTTATCTGTCAACCTAAGGTATGTTCTTATTCTGTGACAATTAGCGCATACTACTTCACACTTTGCTATCTCTTTTTTAATTGCTGCCCAAGAAAATCCATCATGGATCATTCTTGAAATATTATATTTTTTATCTTTTAAATGATCAAAGTCTAAGACTATATGGTTATTTTCTCCGCAGTCAACACACCCGCTGGCTTCTTTAATTTCTTTCAGTCGCCTTTTGAATTGCTGCTTGTTATAAACCGCTAATTCTTTCTCTGACATGTTGTTATCATTATACACCTAAAATATAATGCCCCACACAGGTAATTCAGGCACGATGGCCCAGGTTATGTCAATGGGTAACTAATCCATCACTAAGGTCCTGTGTGGGGACATTCATATTGTACTACTTGATTTTAATTGTTTTTGGTTTCTTTTCTTCAGGAACAATACGATCTACATTGATATGTAGCATACCATCCTTCATATCAGCTCCAGTTACTTCCATGTATTCTCCAAGGGCAAATGATCGTGTGAATTTACGACCTGCAATACCCTTGTGAACTACTTCTGCATCTGTTGTTTCTACAATCTCACCCTTAATAACAAGGGTCCCATTGTCTACAGACACATCAATATCTTCCTTTGAAAATCCAGCAATAGCTAATGAAATTCTATATGTATCTTCATCTAGTTTAAGAAGATCATACGGAGGATATGAGTTTGAATTTACTTTATGTGCATTGTTTAAACGGCTTAACTCTCTGTTAAAGCCAATAAAAAAGGGATCATTGAAAAGATCCATTGTGAAACTGTTTACCATTTTATTCCCCTTTCAAGCGAATAAGTTAATATACCCCTCATTCGAGCAGGTATATAATAATTATATCATATATTAGTGGTCTTTAAGTTTAAATACAAACATGCATGGGTCTCCGCCATCATCCCACTCTTGCATCTCTTCATCTGTCATGTATGGATCTCCTTCATGTGTATTACAAAACACAGGAGATATCCATCCTCTATCAATTCCATTGTTCATCCAAATATCAAATTCAAATTTATCTTCGTCTTTTATCATGACTCTCCTAAACGCTTACGATATCGATTGGACCCATACAGGTTGGAGAAAATTTTATTGCTGCTCCAACAGCTGACTGTAATCGTCTACGTGGATCTTTAATTTTTTCTGTAGCATGAAGTGCACCATAAGCATATTCTGCTCCAGATCCCATAGCAAGGTAGTCTACTTCATACTTTGATAAAGACATATCTGAAGAACTATGTTCATATATCTGTCCTTTAACTGCAATTATCAAACCAAAGTCTGAATCTTTTCCTGTATCAACCCACCAATCTGTATAAAACTTTTTAAGTTGTTTAATAAATTTGGTTTGCATAAACTTATCTGTATCACGAAGGTCTGGAATGTCTGGATTAAAATTATAGCGAAGTCTTTCACCATCCATAGATCCCGCATACCCAATTAAATAGGGACCAAGCTTCCAAACTTTAGGTGCAGTCAATGCTAGAATAGTACCATCGTCTGATGCACCACGATCTCCAGCCATATATATTTTATTTTCATGGCGTACAACAGCGATACAAGTCATGACAAAACCCTCCCCAATTAGATATATCTAAGTATATCATCCCTAGGGAGGGCTGTCAACAAAGGCCAAATATGACTAATTAGCCTTTTTGTCTACTGATTTAAAAGCGTCATTAATCTCTGCTAATGTTAGCTTTCCATCGTCTAAAAAAGCTCTTGCCAGTCTTTCAATAACTGTGGCTACGCCTAATAGTCCTGCTAAGAATACAGCCTGCATAGTATCAATTCCTACTACTGCTCCTGCTCCTAAGACTGATAGTCCTGATGCTGCGAATACCGCTAAAATTCTCATAAGAATATTTGTTATTGCTTTTTGTGGGTGCTCTTTTTTAGGGGGTTCTACTACTGTTTTTCTGGTTGCCATTTTATTCCTCCTTGTTTCTAATTGGACTAGTTAGTATCCATAGGCCTGTTGTTGCCATGATTCCATATCCAACAATTGTCTTAGCACTACCGTCCAAAACTACCCAGGCTATAAACATTCCAAGGAGAGTCCATGCCTGGTCTACCATATCCTTTAGGATATTTTTTACTATTCTTACCATCTTCTTCCTCCTCGTGATGCTGGTGAACTTGATCCTCCACCAGAACTTCCACCACCCGTACTTCCACCCGTTGATCCACCCGTTGTTCCACCTGTAGCAACTGCTGCTGCATTAATAGCTGCTCCAGCTGCCACAACTGTTGCCACAACCATATCCGTTGCTTCTTCTCTTTCTTCTGTTGACATATCAGCACCAATACTTCCAAGTGCTGCTAATGCTGCTCCAGGATCTGAAAATGCTTCTGTTAATAATGCTCCTGGGTCTTGCAATAACTCTACTTGAGCTGCTACTTCTGCAGTAATAACAACTGCATTTCCTTGCTCATCTGTTCTAACATCAACTGGTGTTTCTGCTGGAAGATCTTTATACTCAATTCCAGAATCTTTAATTTGCTCAGAACTTAAAGCTTCTCCATCTGCCTGTGCAACAAGGGCATCTGCTACTAATGACTTTTCTGATTCATTTAATTTACCGCCATCCGCAGTCAATACTTCTACAAGATTAGCAACCTCAGCCTTACTAACATTTCCGTCAGCCATTAAAGCATTAACAACTTCGTTAGCTTGTTCCTGAGTAACAGTATTACCAGTAATTACTGCTGCCACTGCTTCCTTAACTTCTTCCTTAGTTGTTTCGTTCTTTGCTTTTTCTGCAGCAATTCTTTCTGCTTCAGCTTTAGCAGCAGCCTCTGCTTTTTGTTTAGCCTCTAGTTCTGCTTCTAATTTTAATCTTGCCTCTTCTTCAGCTTCTGCTGCTGCCTTTTCTGCTGCGATTCGGTCTTCCTCAGCTTTTGCTGCAGCCTCTTCAGCAGCTATTCTTTCTGCTTCTAAACGTGCTTCCTCTTCAGCTTTGGCTGCTGCCTCTGCCTCTGCCTCTATTCTGGCTTCTTCTGCTGCCTTGGCTTCTGCTTCTGCTTTAAGTCTTTCTTCTTCTGCAATTCTTGCCTCTTCCTCAGCAGCTATTCTTTCTTCTTCAGCCTTAGCTGCAGCTTCCTCAGCTGCGATTCTTTCTTCCTCAGCAATTCTTGCTTTTTCTTCAGCTTCTAGACGTGCTAATTCTGCAGCCTCTGCCTCTGCTTCTGCTAACCTTGCTGCTTCTTCAGCAGCCAACCTTTCTTCTTCTGCTAACCTTGCTGCTTCTTCAGCTGCAATACGATCTGCTTCTGCTTGGGCAGCTGCCTCTTCAGCTAATCTATCTTTTTCTGCTTGTTCAGCAGCTTCTCGTTCTGCAATAATTCTATCTTCTTCTGCTTTTATAGCAGCCAATCTTGCAATTTCAGCCAATCGATACTGTTCAGCAATTATTGCTGCTTGGCGAGCTGCTTCTTGTTCTGCAGCAATTCTATTAGCCTCTGCAATTGCTGCCTGTCTTTCAGCTTCAACTCGTGCTGCTTCAGCAATAGCAGCCTGTCTTTCAGCCTCTATTCTTGCTGCCTCTGCTGCCAGGGCTGCCTGTCTTGCTGCCTCTTGTTCTGCAGCTAACCTTGCTGCTTCTTGTTCGGCAACTAATCTTGCTGCTGCCTCTGCCTCAAGCTTTGCTTGTATTAATAACAATTTTGCTGCTGCAATTACTGATGAACGAGAATCAATTCTTGATTGTAAAGATGCCTTTATGTTTTCATTTAAAACAGTTGCTGTTGCAGTGTCTGCCAGCAATCTTAAATCTTCTGCAATAGATACTTCTGATAAAGTTATTATCGGTTGATTTTCATAATTAGTAATTGCAGTATTTGCTGCTGCTTGTCTATCTAATTCTTGTTGTGCTGCTAAAGCTAATGCTGCCTCAGCATCTTTTTCTTCTTGGGTTTTTCCAATTTTAAGTGTAACCACATTTGAAATATCAGAGTATAGTCGTTCTGTATCATTATCTGATCTAATATTAAATGACCAGACAGTGCCACTTGGTTTTAACTGCTCTAATAATGAATGATCAATAACTATGGTTGTATTAAGAGCATTTGCATCTCCAACATTTCCAGTTGCAATACCCCAACCATTTCCTGGGACACTAAAAGAAATAGCATATCTTTCAGGCTGAGTATTGCCAGTGTTTGGAGATTCCCAGGTTAAAGTTGTTGAGCTTGCTCCATCTGTTACTGTAAGATTTCTTGGAGCACCTATTGTTTTTACTATTGGTGGTGGTATTGAAGTGAATGCTTCTGCTGGAATAATTTGCATTGATCCAGATTTATCCCAGTGTAAGAATACATTGGCTCCTCCACCATTTTCATAATACATTAATTGTATAGACTTTGGAACTCCTGCTGTAAACGGAATTGGAGCAGACTCTGTGCCTCCTCCACCCTTATCAACCCAGTCGTTTGTTATTAATACTCCGTCAAGGTACAGCCTAGTTCCATCATCTCCAGTTGCTAAAAATGATATATTTTGAGTAGTGTTGCTAAGGATTGATCCAGTAAATACTACAATTACATCTTCTGAGGGGCCTCCAAGGACTGATCCAGAGCCCCACTCAAAGTCTATATTAGGCACATTGACTGTTCTTACTGGAGAGGCTCCCTGCGGTATATAAGGGGAAGCATTTTGACCATTTACACCATATACTCTAGCAGTCAAGCCTTCTGTTGCATGGGCTTTTTCCATTATTAAAATTAGTGGGGCTATGACTAATGATATAACCATTAGAATTCTTAATAGTTTTTTAATTGTGCCCTCCTAATCATAATGATTAATAAGGCTATTATATCATTTTATTGCAAAAGAAAGGGGGCTGGCATATAGCCAACCCCCTAACTTATGAAGTTTAATTACTTCTTTAGTGCAACCTTAGCCTTTGGATAAGCCTTGTTCCACTTTATAGCCAACTTATTATATTCGTACTTATAAGCTGCCTTTGCCTTTGCTGCAGCAACATCGGCTGCTGCGTTAGCGTTTGCCAGTGCAAGATCAGAAACTGCCTTAGCATCTGCTAGAGCCTTATCTGAAGCAACCTTGGCTGCTGAAAGAGCATCAGCAAGCGCCTTGTCTGAAGCGGTCTTAGCTGTTACTGCTGCTGCTAAAGCATCTGCTAAAGCCTTATCTGCTGCAGTTTTTGCTGTTACTGCTTCTGCTTTTGCGTTAGCAAGGGCTGCATCAGCAAGAGTTTTTGCTGTCTCTGCTTCAGTCTTAGCCTTTGTATCAGCATCTGCTAGTGCCTTGTCAGAAGCAACCTTAGCATCGGCTAGTGCCTTATCTGAGGCAACCTTAGCATCTGCTAGGGCTTTATCTG